TACCACTAAATTCTATTGCTGCCATTATAAATCCTCCCAATTACTATTTACATCTTGCCACAAAGAGTTACCATCTACCCAAAATTTAAATGATTCTAAAACCTCTGCCCAGGTTATAGCTATCACATTCAAAGCAGGTTCTGTCCAAGATGTAGTAGACACATTTAAAGCAGGTTCTGTCCAAGATGTAGTAGAATTACTATCTTTTCCTAATGTATCATTGCTTGTACTTTTTGTCCAGTTAGTAGTTACTCCTGACATTATCTAGCATCCCTTTGTAGTTTTCTTTCTTCTATTTCTTCTATACCTAAAATCTGTAATGCTTCTTTATATTGTGCATCTACTAATGCATACTGGTTACTATATGATGATGCCAACTCTACATCCTCATCATTGTTTGCATCTGCTATTAATTTTTTCAAAGCTTGTCTTGCTGCATAAAGAGTTACAGCATACTCCGCCTCATCTGGAAAGTTATCAATAACTTCTACACCGTGAGCTACTGTTATGTCTGTATTTATAGATACTACTCTGCTATCATTAGATGCTACACTTTCTGGAAAAGTATTAATAACTTGATTATGAATTATGTATGCTGGGTCACTTGTTGAAGCAAATTCCATATATGAAGAATCGTGAACTTTACCCATTTGACTAGGCTGTAACTCCCTGCAAGGCATATATCTATTACTATTGTTTGCATCTTTTCTTAAAACTGATAGAATTCTTTTACCTTCAGTGTCTTGTGAGTTTGTAAAGTTTGTATTACTAGCAATTCTTTCAAGTTTGTGTATAGGCATAGCATTTAATACTAATCTGGCACCTGATGTTAGCCACTGTGTTATTGAAGCATCAGATACTGATGTAGATAAATCACCAGTAATATCAAATATTTGTTGTTTAAATGTTGCCATTATCCTTGTCCTCTATATTTTTTCTTGTAGTGTTTTGTACTCATTTTATTTCCATATTTTGTTCTATGACTTTGCCCTTGTCTGGTTTTCTTCTTACCGTTTGTATGTCTTTTAACCTGTGGTCTTAGTCCTCTCATTCTCCGTAATACTCCAGGGTTTGCATTTCTCCTGTGGATTCATCTCTTAATAAATCTTTAGCACTTGGTAGTAAGTTTAAATATAATTCTTGTATTAAGTCTGCTTCTCTATTTCTTCTTGTATCATACTTGTCACCAAAATCTCTAAGCTCACTCATCAAAGGCATATAAGATTGAGCATCTTGTGGGTCTTCTGCTATGTCTTTTATAATATCTCTAAACTTTGGTGTTCTATTATAATTACTTCCATATTGAAATTGTAAATCTGCAATTACAGTTTGCAATCTTGGTGGCATAGATGAAAGTTCTTTACCTGTCAAAGCCAGAAAACTATTCTCAATACTTTCTAACTCTCTACCTTTTACAAAATTATCTAAAGCTTTAGTTTCTTCTTCTGATAAACTTAATGGATTTGCCTGTTCAAAATCATAAGCTTCTTGCCCTTGCATACCAAAGTATGCTTCCATTTTTTTCAATGTTTCTTTATTTTCAAAATCTTTAAAGTAGTCCATATTCTTTGTTCCAAGGTCTAATCCAGTTCCTATGGTTACACCTGAACTATCTAATACTTGCTCACCACTTCTAGGAACATACCCTTCTGTTTCAAACCCTTCATTCATTCTTAAAAACTCCATATTAACTTGAAGTTCTTTTTGCTTCTTGTATTCTGCCTGGTCTATAGCACCATTGATAGACCTGTTCTCAGGACTAAAGAATTTTTCTCTAATCATATCTAATAGTGTTCCTCTAATCATTTTCTTTTCTTTCCATTTTGTTTTCTAGCAAATGTTGCTACGTTTGTTGGCTTACCGCCTACTCCTTGTGCTTTTGCTCTCTTTCTACTAACCGCACTTCTAATCTGTGCTTTAGTCATCTTTGCTGCTTTAGCAGCAGGGACACACTTAGGATACTTTCTTTTTTTGTCCGCTTTTAGTTTTGACCTCCCACATTTTTTGAAGCCTCCACCTTTTTTCGGAGCACCAATATCAACCCAGTTTTCACTGAACCACTTTCTAAGTCCACCCTTGTAAGCCATTAATATTTACCACCACGTTTTTTATATTCTCTTACTAACCAAGCATTAGCATATGCAGAAGGATATACATCAAACTTACGTTTTGCTGCAGCCTTTACTCTTGAATACAAAGCTGGATTCTTTGGTTTAGGACTGCCTTTTTTTCTTTTCGTTTTCTTTCTTGCCATTATCTTCTGTAGCCTTTCTTTTTAACTACTTTCTTTTTCTTCTTTCCGTTCATAGCATTCTTTCTTCGTTTGCCATTCATCTTTGATGCTTTTATTTTTCCGTACATTATTTATCTCCCCATATTAGGTTATCTAGTTTTTTACTTCTTTCTTCATCATTTTTCTGTTTTGTTTTTTTGATATGACTTTCCATATCAGTCGTACCAAAATCTATTTGGTCTTTTCTAATAGCAGTTGCCATTGGTGTTTCTCTTATAACAAACTGAGTGCTCCACTTTGGAGGGTGTGCCCTCCTGCCACAAGATGGACAATTAAAGTGTCCTTCTTTATTTGGTTTATTACAATGCTGACAATTAGCCATTACACTTTAGTAATGATAATGTATGCAACTCTACTTCTGTCTAACATAACTGCGTTAGTAGCTACAAGTTTTGCATCATCTATAGTTTCAATATAATCATTGATTTCTTTTGCTAAAGAACCAGACACTGTACTTGCAGCTGGACTAATATCATTGATTATAACTTTTGTCACTGTATCAAAATTTGCCATTTTATTCTCCTATTAGTTTTAAATTTTTTTGGATTTCGGGGTTGAACCTTTATACGAACAACCCCACAGTATCCAAAACTGTTACCCTTATTGGTTCGGGTTATGATATAGTCATATGGTCGTTATCGTGTTGTGCTCCAAAAACATAATAGTTTTGTCCATCACACACGAGTTCAGCCCAATCACCAACTGCTGCTCCAGAAGCCCAAACTAATTCATCAACTCCTGATTCTGCTGATTCTCCGCCTGAAGAGTCTGCAGAAACAATTAAACCAATTAAGGTATCTTCTGCTGAATTAGGGATTACTTTCACTGCGTTAGATGCTGCTGATGTAAGAATGAATTTAGCATTCCATCCAGCACCTGCTGCTGCTGCAGTAGGTAATGTGATACTATAAGCAGAAGCTTGGCTAATTGTAAAGACCTTACCTGAATCTGCTGCAGTTAAAGTTCTAGCTGCTGCGATTCCTTCTACTTTGTGTTTAAAATCACTAACACCACTATTTACTTCTAAATATGCACTCTTAGCCATTTTATACTCCTTCCAAGTTAATCAAGTAATGTGATTCAGGAAGACATACTTCAAGACCTGCTTCTGTAAGAATCATATCTTTTCTTAAGTCTTCATCTGCACCTTGTACATTTGTCATAACTTGTGTATCTCTGTTAATACCATTACCAACAAGTGGTCTGTAGTATAGTTTACTCATATCAGCTAACATCATTAATCCAGATGAATGTCCTCTGAATAATGGTTCTTTAACCATAAACATAGAACCGTGAACTGTATTGATTTCCATTAACTGGTGACCAAACTGTCCTGATAGTTCATCCATATTGATTTGATATTGAGTTGATGCTGTTGAATTATCAGCAAAGAAACCATCTCCCATTTTGTTGAAGAAGGAAATCACTGGAAGAGAAGCTAATGCTAATCTTTCATTTGAACCCCCTCTTGCTGGGTCAAACAGAACTTCAAAGTCACTTAGTAATCTGTCATATGTCAATTCAGCTGCTTTAGCTGTTCTGAAATAACCTTTACCAGAAACGTATGATAAGTTATCTGTTCCACCTACAACGGTGCTGTTTTTGATGATATGTCCAACAAGACCTTCAGTGTACTGAATTCCACCAACTCTTGCTTTTTGGTTGAAGAGCATAGCTCTTTCAATGTCGATTTTGTGCTCTCTCATTTTTTGAGCTAACACTCTCTCGAACTCGTTTGATACTCCACGTAGTTGTGTAGCATACGCTGTGTTTGTAATCTCAGCTGCTGTTTTGAAAATCTGGGTGTACCCATAATTATCTTCTAAGCTATCTGAGAATACGTCTGGTGAACCTGTACCTTCTCCATATGCAGTACCAATGATTTGACATCTTTTATTATCTAAAAGTTTGTTTGCATTGGTTGCAGTTGAAGAAACAGATATTACTTTACCTGTAAAGGTAGATTGGTTGTTTGATGAATCCTGAACTGGTGCATCTTCTACTCTACATACGATGTTCGCATATACAGCATCGTCAGCAGTATCGCCCATAGTTCTTACAGCAAATACCATACCTTTAACAAGAAAGTCCACAGCAGCACCATCTGGTGTATCAACTATAAATGATACTGAATCACCAGCAGCTTGAGTTGCTGAACTATCGTGATTACCTTTTAAAAGGAACTCTCTACTTGTATAATTAATCTTTGTTCTATCTTCAAGATAACGAAACAATGAATCATCAGTAGGAAGTTTAGCAGTTTGGCTCAAGTAGACGAAGAAAGGACTTTCTTCAGGTGCTAATTCAGCAATCCTATCAGAAAAGTTATATAGTCTTCTTCTATCTGGAGCACTACTATAAGGTGGATTATCAGCAGATAAAGTACCAGCAATCAAGTCTGTTTGTTTGATTTGTCCGCTTATTGCCATTTTATTCTCCTAGTTATTTACGTTTTATTCCTCTACTAATACTACCAGCA